CCAGGGTAGCGACCAAAGCGGCCACGCAGTACCGATCCACCCTTGCTAAACTCCACGCGCAAGATTGTGATCCATTCCCACTGGCCAGCCTTATCGACCTTGTAAGCAATGCCCTTTGGGTACTCAACCCAAGTCCAAACCTTTGGTGGGATAGTTTGCTTTGACTTGCCGCTATCAACTTTCCAGAGTTGGCTCATTTTTCTAGTTTCTTATCGGCATCGGTAAAGATGTCGTTAATCTCTGCATCGTCCAGGGTGCCATCTTTGAGGAATGCCCGAGCAAGTCCCTCAATTACAACAGCCACGCCACCAATGCCAGCAATGATAATTGCTTTGGCTGGCTCTACACCTGCCACAGCTGATGCGCCGACTACTGAAAGGCTACTGGCTGCAAAGACTGCGACCATGCGTAGCAAAATGTTTTTGGTTTTGTTCATGATTCTAATATCGCTTTCGGATCTATGGCTTCGCCGTTACTCCAGCGAGCTGCGGTTCTCTGCTCGAAATGTAAATGGGGTCCAGATGAATTCCCGGAATTGCCCGATTCGCCAACGATCTGACCTTTGGTAACTGTTGCGCCTGGCTTAATTCGTACGGCATTTAGGTGTGCGTAGATTACCCAGCCGCCATCAACCTTTTGCACAACCTGATTGCCATAAGATTTGCCCCAGTTGGCGTTTTCGATCTTGCCGTCAGCTACTGCCAGTACAGGTGTGCCGATTGGCACTGCAAAGTCACAACCCGTGTGGTAGCCAGTGGCTTTCCACATTTTGCCGGGCTTGCCGTATGGGGTTGTTATCTTGCCATTCTTAATTGGTAAGGCCATGATTGCCCTTTCGTGTCATGGCCCTGTGATGATTTTTATAGGTAAGGAATGGGCGGATCGTTCGCTATCTGCTCTTGATAGGCAGCGTATTCCTCATCGGTCATTTCTCGTACTTCATCGTCAATTTGCATAAGTGGGTTTGTCATTAACTTATTCCATATCCGTAAACGTAAATTGTTCCACCAGTCACTGTGCCCGATGTACAAGTAAAAGTAAAATCTGTATGCGAGTTAGTGTTGTTCAAAATTCCTGCAATTGTTACCATAGCGCCAGCAGTATTAGTGCCTGATGCAAGTTGTCTGTATTGAGTCACTTTGGCTAAAAATGGATCTTGTAATTCAATGTTTGTAGCCAAGCCACTACTGCTTAAATAACCGCCGCCCTGGAAAGAAGATGTGTTTGCATTAAATCCTCCTGGAGTAGTGCTACCTGAATACAATACGTAAACACCAGCACCAATGTAATTTGATGTTGAACCACCAAGACTTAAATTAAATTCCGCAGTAGCACTCGCTGTGCCACCTGAAATCATAATTTTGTAATTATTGTATGTGGCACTAAAAGCATTTGTGACCGTAACGCTCGAAACTCCTGTGCCAATAGTTTGTTTTTTGATCAAACGTAGTCCAGGGTAAGCACCGCCAAGGGCAGTCCAAAGCGTGGCATCAATATCATCGCCAAGGGTTTCAATGGCAGTCGCGCCATCTTTAACGTAGTCAGTAGAGGTTGGCACATCCCAACCGTAGTTTGGAGTAGTAGTTGCCATTTATAGATCCTGCCATTCTGTCGTACTTGGAGTATACCCTGCCCAAGTTGTGGTTGGTGGTATTTGATACCAGATTACGGATGAGTAAGTTTCGGAGTATGCCGAGCAAGTCAGGGTCAAGTCGGCGGTGTATCTGGTCAAGTTCCAAGTCCAGCCCTCGACAAAGCCATCAAAGGTTGTGCCAAATACTGCTGGCAGTGCCTCGGTTGTAATCCGTAACCCGTTGTAAACGGCAGCTAATGAATCGCGCTTGGCATCGCTGACCGTTGGCGAATGCAATGGAATTGTAATCTGCTCTGGATACATTCTTGGGTAAGCCCTGGACTCAATAAAGTCGGCGGCCTGATTCTGGGCATCCGTTAGGTTGTGCAGTTGGGTTGTGCGAGATCCTGACAATTGGCCATAGAGAATCACTGACTGCTCATCTCTGGCGTTGGCAGTTCCTGCCCGGTATGTGACGTTTGCATCGTTTACAATTTCGCCCCATTGTGCGGCAGTGCGTAAACCTTTTGCGAGAATGTCGTCAGCTGTAAGTTCCAGTGGAGTTGCAGTAGATCTTGCCAAATAATCGTCATAATGCAGATCTCCATCGCCACCTTCCCAAAGCACCCCGCGTCCCGAGTTAGCGGCATTGGTTGTCAGTGTGTAAGCATCGGCCTCGCCATCGTTGTAGGCTTGCAATTCGTATTGTCCCGGCACGTCCACATTGGCAACTAAATTATCAACCAAGGCTTGATTGGTCGCATCGTAACTAGCCCATGTTGTGCCGACTGGCAGCTGCGCCCATGTCAGGGTTGGCGATACATCTGACCATGATTGCAAAAATGCTTCACTCAAAATGTTTAAAATTCGTGTTCCGTCAAACTCTTTGGCGTAGTTTGTTGCTCCTACCAAGTGTCGGTTTAGCTGCGACAATGGGCCAACGGCTGTAATGGAATAAACCGCTATTGAGCCGTCTGATCCGTATTGAGCAAGGCTGATGTCAATGTCCGAGATTATGCCAGCAAAGATTTCTTGGGTTCCAGACGTTCCCTTGTCTATCGAGATTGACACAGACTGACTCAAGGCTACGTTCAAAGGATCGCTGGCATCAGTCCAAAGACTGATTGAGGCATAGCCCGGTTGCGGTTGAGTGGTTACGTCATCACGGCCAGATCGGATTGAAATAGATGAGATCGTGTTATCCGCGTATGTTGTAGCCCCTGCAAAGGTCACAGTCGGATAGGGATCGTAACTGGTCACAATGTAGCCCCAATTAGATTAACCGCCCCTGTGCGCCGTGAGGAGTCTTGGAGTAGGCGTTCAATGCTTCGGCGAGCAGATTCACCGTCAATGACACCGTTCATGATTATGGTCACGCCACCGTTGCCAGCATCTGGGCGAATCGATCCCGATCCACTTGGCACAAATAGTTCAGGGCCAAACTCACCTACTCGGTAAGCCTCGCCGCCCATAACTGATCCGCCTACTGCTTTGCCTTTTGGTTTTGTTGTTGGTCTTGGTGTAAATCCTGCCTCTGGAATATTCAAATTAAGCGGATTTTGGATAAAACGCAACGCGGGCAAAGCAGCTTGATAAGCATTTGAAATGCTGTTGATTGCGTTTGCAACTGTTTCTAATGATCCTGCGATCCTTTCCATCATGCTGGCAGCACCTGGGCCGCCGTCTGTAACAGTCGAAAACAGATTGCCAAAGGCATCGGCAACTGCTCGCAACGCGCCGCCTAAACTAAATGCGCCATCGCCCTCAAAGTTTCCAGCTAGTTCCCGAGCACGGTTGCTCAAACCCTCTGGATCATCGCCACTAAATCCCTTAGCAACTTTGTTAACTTCCTCTAGCAATGTTTTCATGGTTGGCAGTAATGCCACGCCAATTGATTCTTTAAGTTCGCCTACACGTTCCGTGACGATTGCCAACTGGCCAGCGTAGGTTTCGGTATTGGCTTTGGCAGCGCCGCCGAATAATCTGACCAATTCACCCTGGACTAAATTGAAATCGCCAGATTTTTTGATTGCATCATCTAATGGGATGCCCAATTTTGTGAGCGCACCGATGTTGCCGTTGTAAGCCTTGGAAAGGGTAAGAGATACTGTTTCAAGGTCTTTTCCTGTAGCTGCAGAAATGTCCATTGCTAGATTTGTAAGTTGTTGTGCCTTGCCTACATCGCCAGTGGCTCGGGCTAGGTTAGCCAGTGCCGGGCGCAACTTTGTATCGGCTACACCAAAGGCCAACTGTTGCTTAGTGATATAATCCTCGGTGGATTTGATCTGGGCGTCAGTGGCGTTAGTTGTGTTTTTTAAGGCTTCAGCAAGTTGCTTTTGTGATGCTTCATCCTCGACTGCGGCCTTTACACCATCAATGCCAATTTTGATTGCATAAGCCCCAGCAGCTGCGCCAGCAACAGCGAAAGATTTGGCCATTGCTTTTGAATACTTGCCAACCTTGCTAGAAAAAGACTTGGTTGCATTATCGGCTTGATCCATGCCAGAAAGAAACTTTTGAACATCGGCAAGTAAAGATAATTTGAGTGTTCTTACATCAGCCATTATGGTGTCCTTGCCCAGTTGTCCATTACTTTATTTACTGCTGCAAACCATTTTTTCTTGATTTCTGGTTGCATTGCCTTAAGCGTTGGGAAAATCCAATAGCCAGTATTTCCGCGACCCTCACGACTTGTACGAGGTGGAAATCTAAAACCGCCATTAGGAAATGCGTTAACGTTACCAAATGCGTTGCGATCTCCACCAAACTCATTGCCAAACAATAACTGGCCAGCATTAGCACCGCCAGAAACTCGCCCTTTAGAACCACCAATGTAAACAGTTGGTACACGATCTCTGGCAGGTCTTACAGTTTCAGCCACAATACGCGCTTGTCTTGGATAGAAAGGATGAGCATAACCAGCCTGTTTGATGCCTGTAGCAGTCCAAGCACTTATTGAATAAACATCATCTTTCAGTTCAACTTGTGATTCTTTTTCCATCACACTTAATGCTTTTAACAAACCTCGATAATCAGCAAGGTCTGGTCTGACTGTAATTGTGCTTCTTGTTTCAGCCATGACCATTCCTCTCTTGTATCAGCGTTACTGCTGTCGTTATGTCAGCGAGCGACCAAGTCAAAAGATCGGCCAAAGGGATGCCGGTAGATGTTGCGATCCGCACCAGCGTGTCCCTTAGTTCTCTTTTGGGCTTTCCTCGACCACCTCAAAGGTTTCAAACTCATTGGTTACCCAGGCTTGCTGGCTTGGCATCTTTGTATGCCCTTGGGCCTTTGCGGCCTTGTAAAGCATGCAAGTGATGACATCTAATGAACCTTGGCTCATCTTGTCAGCAGCCTGGCTGACTGTGTAACCGAGTTCGCGTTCGATCTCGATCCACAGCCAAGCCGACTCATCGCTCACTATGTAGTTGTTGCCCTGTTTTGTTGTAACTGTGTATTGCATAATGGTTGCCCTGTTCTATTCGTTAAGCCCGAGCGACTGTTCCATCCTCAACAACAAAGCTGAGGCTGGTGGTCAAAACGTCAGTGGCCGCGCCACCAACGGTTGGAAATACTGGGAATACGTTGCCAGTAAATGTGTCACCGTTGACATCAAATGAAAATGCCAATGATGTATCTGGTGCGCTGTTCGCTGCATCCCAAAGCGCGCTGATGATTCCAGCTGATGATGAGTCGTCTAGGTATAGTTCTACGTTTAATGTGGCGAACTTGTCAACGGTCTTGTAAGCGCGACCAGATAGCACTTCAAGTACCTGCTGGTTGTTTTCGCGCTCTAGTGTGACGGTTGATGCTTGGTCTGCGTATGACACCGAGTTGATACTCAAAGTCAGATTCCGACCAGTTATGTATGTTGCTGGCATGACTTGCCTTTCCTAGTTGGTTGTGACCATCTCGATGTTGAGTTGGCTGATGAGCATATCGGCGTTTCCGATTTGCGTAACTGTCGGTTGCGACCATCCACCAAGGAACGAAATGTTATTGGCTAGTAGATCGGTTACTGACAAAATTAGGGTTTCCAAGTTTGCCAAAGCCGCTTGGTTGTCGGCTGCGTTGACGATCACTGTGATGTCAAAGCGCACATTGCATCGCGCCCCACCGATTGCGCTCACTGTGATGTAAGGCGATCCAGGCACAAGCACAATGGCTGGCGGTGTGATGTTTTCGTTTGGGTACGAGTAAACAACCCGACCAGCAGCTGCGAGAGTGCTGGCAAGGTTTGCCCGGTACGTTGCCAAGTTAGCCATTACCCGACCATTCCCCTAGTGTCCATCCATTTACCAAGTAATCCAGATACTCGGGTGAATAGGGATCGACCCAAACGGTATGGGGCTGGGCTTTGGAAGTCCACACCTTGCTGTCCAAGTGTGCCAGTGCGTGTGATCCAAATGTCGCTGGCGATTGCCAAAGCTGCTTGTCTAACTTCTGGGATTGTGTCGTAATCAATGTACTGCGTGGCGCTTACTGTTCCGTAAGGAATCACACCATGCTTTGGGTAATCCGAACCAGTGCCAGCAAATGACATTGTGTATTCGGTAACTTCTGTAATGGTTTTAGTTCCATTAAAATTGGTGCCACTGTTAGCAATAACCACCGATTGGCCTACATAAACATCATGTGGGCGATCTGTCGTAATTGTGTTTACAAGGTTTGTGCGCTCATGCGCTACAACGGCCCATTGGTTTTTAGTAAGTAAAGATAGGACTATGTTTTCAGCTGCATCGGCTACTTCTTGCACAATTGCATCTGCGTATATGTCGCCGATACCCAAAACGCTTTTCAGTTCGCTTAGTGTAATCAGTGCCATTTCAATCTCCTATCGTGTAAGTGTGAGGGGGACACAGGGCCGCATCCCCCCCACTTCTAACTAACTTTGACCTAGGTCAAGTTAAAGCGGCGAACGCCACCGGCAACCAAAACGCCACAGGCTAAGTAGCCATAAAGCATTGTTTCGATTTCGCCAGATGAAACTACGTTGGTGCTCATTCGTAGGATCGGGCTTTCGTAAATTGCCACAGATGATGGCACAACGATAAACGCTGATTCGTCAATGCTTGTGGATACTGCGTTGGCATCTACATACAGATCTAGTCCAAGTACGTTGCCGCGTAGGCTTTGTGGGCCAGCAACTCCGCCGTTGTTCTGTGGGTTGTATGCGTTGTAGATTGGGCGTCCGGTTGAATCCTTAGCACCAAGCAACAATGACCACTGGGATGTTCCAGCGATGTATGCGGTTGCAAGTTCACCAGTTGCTAGGTAAGCGGCTGGTGCTTCTGTGGATACATAGGAGATGATTCCATCGGATGAAGCTGCGGTAGCAGTTGCCTGTGTTCCACCTGATGTTAGGACTGCAATTACAGCTGCATCAGTTGCCTTATTGTAGGCGCGTGTCATGTTGTCTACCATTGCTTGGAAAAAGTCTGGGGATGAACGCTCTAGGATTTCTACCGAGTAGCGCTGCATTCCTGCAAACTTGTTTACATTAAGGTTCACATACGATGACACAATGCCAGTTTCGGATGGGGCTGCACCTTCGTTGGTGTCAGCCACGGTTCCGCTAGTCGTAATTTTTGGATGTGATATGACCATGCCCGAGGCAGTGATGGCGCGTGAGCCGATTGCGTCAATGGCTGGGCGTGAGCCGATTGTGGTGTCGATAACCTGATTCACATACTGCACTGGCGTAAATGCTGGGTTAGTAGAGAAATCATCATCGGCGGCCATAACGTACTGAGCAGAATCGTGATTACCCATTTTGGCTTTGATGCTGTGTTCCAGGTATGTTGCCTGGCTGTTGATTGGGCTACGAGGCTTAACGTAGGCCACTGGTGCTGCGGCATGAACAACCGCTGCTGCGGTCACTTCATCTGCCACTGGTGCGGTTGTTTCTTCCACTGTGATCTCCTGTGGGTTTTCCTCGGCGGGGATTTCCGCTTCGGTGGTTTCTGGGGTTTCCTCGGTAGCTGCTACGTCAGAAATTTGAGCATCCTTAAATGCTGGGTTTGTTACATGAGCAACGGCCTCAAGGTTGGCGGATGAAATAACCATCACGCCTTTCTCGACTGTGTATTCGTTGACTTTGGCTTCAATGCTAAATGCCGGGCGCAGTCCCTCGGATGCTTCGACCAGTGCATCATTGCCAGCGCCAGTTGGCGCGATCTTGAATGCCATCGAAATACCTGCTGGAG